GGCTTGATAATCATTCCCACCGTTTTTAATCCATGCATGAGCAAATGTTCTTTGCTTCTGTGTAAGTTCATTCCGCATTTATTTGCCCATTCCTTTCTCGTATGCTTGCCCATACGTCAGACAAGCATTTAATTATATCGACCTGTGAAGCGGTTCTTAGTATCTCATACCGTGTATCTTTCCAACCTTTTCTTGTATTCTCATATACTTTTATAGACAGGATGTACATTGTTATCATTCGCTTCTGGTCCTCTGAATAGAATTGTGTTGTATCTAAACTTATTACAAATCCGTTTGATACTATTGCTCTTTGTAGTTTTCGCATAATTCTATTTAGATTCATCTTCTCACATCC